AACAATGTCGCTATGGCTTCTGGTGATACTGACTTCACTGACTTGAATGCTGACCTATTGCTAGACATGGTTGATGCAACTCCTCAAGGTGCATTGGCAAACGGTAAGTTCTACGCACACCGAACTATTCGTTCAGTGCTTCGTAAAATAAAAGCAACTGATGGAACTTACATCTATCAAGAACCGTCTGCAGGCGCGCCTGCTACAGTATGGGGACGTCCATTTGTAGAAGTTGAAGCTATGCCAGCACTTGGAGATACAGCTGTTTCAACAGCATTTGTACTCTTTGGAGACTTAAAGAAAGCAACTATTCGTGGAACTCGCGGAGGTATTATTACTGACCGATTCAACGGTGGTACAGTACGAAACGTTGCAGCTGATGCAGATATTAATCTAATCACTACTGACCGAGAGGCAGTACGATGGATTAATCAAGTAGGATACATTGCAATCATCCCGACTGCAGTGACTCGACTAACGACAGCAGCATCATAACCACTTGTGGTTATATTCAGTTCCTTTCCAGGGACTGGGTTATGGCCACAAAGTTTAATAATTAATTAAAAACACCATGATCGAAAAAGAAGCAAAAAAAGAAGTAGTAATTGAAAAAAAAGCACTATCTCCTGATGCACAAGGTGTATACAAGAACCTGAACACAGGAAAAGTTATCGTAAGTAAGCAAAACCTAGACCAAGCACAATGGGAACTAGTACGAGAAATTAAAACAGCATCATTTTCTGCAACAGTAAAAAAATAAACTATGTTTAAAGATCGAGAATATACAAATGAAAAACGAATCGAAAACTACCTGAACACAACAATATCTTCAGGAGATGCTGAACAGTACATAAAAGCTGCGCAACGTTTTATTGAAAAGTATACAGCTCGAGTGTTTAGATCAGACACCATAGCAACAACAAGACTTTTTGACGGTAGAGGAAAACAAGACCTTTCTATTGATGACTGTACTGAAATAACGCTTTTAGAAGTAGGAAACAATTCGTGGGGTGATACTTTTAGCACTATATCAGCAGGAGGTGCAAACGGGTATTATACTCTCCCAACAAACGCATTGGCGCATGACTTACCAATTACAAAACTATTACTTCGCTCTCGTTTCTTTATTTCAGGGCATGCAAACCAACGAATCACAGCAAAGTGGGGGTACTCTGCAAAAGTACCTGAAGATATCACATTCGCGGCAACTGTTATAGCCTCTGCAATGTACTACGCAAACAGAGGAGAGAACTCAGGCCCGGTAAAGAGCGAGAAGATTGGAGAGTACGCAGTAAGTTATGCAGACAACAGTAAGTACGATGACAAAGTTCAGTCATTAGATATCTTAGACAGTTATAAGAAAATCTTAATTTAATATGTCAATTTCTAAGTTTTTTACAACTACATTTACAGCAAAGCGCATGACATGGGTAGGAGATGACTACTCAGAACTTGCAACTATTCCTGGATTTAATGGTCACCTACAGCAAACAGAAGCTGTAATGGCTGAGTCACTAGGTATGAAGTTCACTGAAACTTTTACAATATGGTGCGCCATAGATACAGCAGTTCAGAGAGATGACAGAATTAACTCAGGAGGGGTAAATTATACTGTAAAGTTTGTGCAAGAATTACTTGTTGGAATAGATAAACATTTACAATTAGTGGTTGAAAAAATGCCAAAAGATTATGACTAGAGTAACAATAACAACACAAGGATTCAAAAAGCTTGAAAAAGCAATAAGAAACAACCCTAAAGTTGTAGCAGTTCAAGGTAGATTGTTCTTAAATAGAGGAATAATGGCATACAGGAGAGTTATCGAGGGTGCGCCATGGCGTGTAGGACAAAGCGGGGGTGGTGTACCAGTTGATACAGGAGACCTAAAACGATCACACACATACAGCGTTCAAGGATTAAAGGGTGTAGTAAAGTTTGACGAAAACCCAAACCCTAGTGGCTCTCGTAGTCCATACGGCGCGATTGTACACGGTAGGGAGTCAAAATCGACCCGTATGAGAGGAAAAAACTTAAAAACGCGACCATGGCTCAACTATGCAGTTAATCAAGCAGATGGGGAGGTAGAGAGGCTATATCGGGCATTTCTAAAAGAAGTAACTAGCAAACTAGCATCATGATTTACCCAACCTTATACACAAAAATAGAAACTATACTAAATGGCATTTCTGAAATACGAGAAGTGTACGATCACCCAACGCCTAACTTAGAGAAGTACCCTGCGGCGATGTTCTTTCCAACAGGAATGGAAAACAGCTTTGAAACAACCCAGGACAACATGAAAGTTTACACCTGGAAAGTATTCCTTATTATAGGCACGCGACAAAAATCAGTCAGCGAGATAATGAGGAATACAATGCCAAAGCTAGTGGATGCATTTCTCCAAGCGGTGGATGATGGGTGGAGTTTTGATGCGATTGATGGGCATAGAGTGTGGACTAAGGTCGAAGCAGGTTCATGGTCGGTGTCGGATGAAGTGGGGGGATTAGAAGTAACATCAGAATTTGATTTATCAGTTAAATTATTAACAAGTAACAACTAACAATTATATGAGTGAAATTATAGGAAGAGATATACAAATAGGATTTGCAACAGAAGCAACTCGCGGTACAGGCGAAAGTACAGTTGACAAGTGGCAAAAAAATGTGACAGCAAATGTTGTCGAAAGAGCAGAGCATGTTATCGATGACACAACGCGCGGAGTATTAGAAGACTCAATGGGTAGGCGAGTAACACAAAAATGGGTCGAGGGAGATATGGAGGGAATTGTTCATGCAGACTCTATTGGGTACATGCTCGCTTCTCTTTATGGAAAAGTGACAAGTGCAGTAGTTTCTGGCTCAGTTTACAGTCACATCTTTGCATTAAAACAAAGCATTATTCACCAAAGCCTAACATTGTTTGGAATTGATGGTGCGGTGCAAAAAATTAAGTACGCAGGGTGTATGTTAAGTACATTAGAACTTAATGCAACCGTTGATGATTTTATCCGATTTACAAGTAGTTTCATCGGACAAACAGCAACAGACCACACAGAAGCATCTTCATACGATACAGAATACGACTTTATTGGGCGCGACATTACTGTAAAAGTTGCAGATGCAGAGGCAGGATTGGCTGCAGCACCTGCTATCAAGTTAAAAAGTATTGACGTTTCATTTGATCAAGGAGGTATTCGAGATCACGTATTCGGTTCATATACACCAGGCGGTGTCTACAACTCAAAGATGGCAATCGAGGGTTCATTTGCTCTAAACTTTGCAGACGAAACATTCAAAGATTTATATCTTGGAGACAGTGCAAAATACATGCAAATTACAATCACTGGTGCTGCAGATATTGGGGGTGGAGAAAATCCATCACTTGTAATCTTAATGAACAAAGTATTAATTTCAGACTGGAATCGTTCAGGAGGTGCGGACGAGCTTGTATCTGAGGAAGTTTCATTCAAAGCGTTCTACAACGAAACAGACGGAGAACAAAGCACTTTCACGTTGCAAAACTTGACTGCAACATATCCAAACGTACCAACTTCATAACCATTAGAAAGTAACCTATAAAATCTATGAGTAAAATCCAATTAACAAAATCAGAAGTTAACGTAAAGGACGAACTAAGTTGGGGTGACAGTGAGAAAATTCAATCTGTTATTATGAGTGGCGCAAAAATGAAAGGAAACGCGCAAGCTGACATGAACTTTGACTTTGACCCGTCTTCAATGCTAGAAGCAAAATACGCGGCGCTAGAATGTGCTGTCGTAAGTATTAAGGAGGGAGAGAAAGAGTTTAAGTTTACTCGTGAATGGATGAATGAACTTTCACAGGTTGATGGTGAAAAACTTTACAAAGCTGTAGATGCACTCTCGTCAAAATAGCAAGGGACTACACACAGCTACAGAGAGAACTGCAGGGAAAACGTAGTCCCTCGAAATTAGTCCAAATGGAACTTTTCTCTCGAACATACGGATGGACACCAAAGCAAATAAGAGATACAAGCATTCAAGACATAGAAGACTACAAATCTATTATAAGCATTCGCAATCAAATAGAGAGAGCGGAAAATAAAAAGCAAAACCGTGGCAGATAACAGACACTTGAATATAATACTTGACTTGAAAAATAACGCCTCTAAAGAATTAGAGGGGTTTCAAGGTAAGTTGCAAGGCTTAAAACCAACGTTCCAAAAAATGGCTCTTGTTGGTACTGCTGCGTTTGCTGCTTTGTCTGTAGGAATTGGAAAGACAGTACAAGGTGCTGCAGAAGCCGAGGGAACGTGGAATAAGTTTAATACAGTATTCGGGGAAGGCGCAGATGAAATGAAAGACTTTATAAACGAAATCAGAAAGACAATGCCAACAGCAACACATGAGATTGCAAGATTGGCGGCAGATATGCAGGACTTACTTGTACCTATGGGATTGGCCCGCGATCAAGCAGCCGGAATGTCAAAAGGCTTCTTGGATGTAGCAAACAAAATAGCGGCATTCAATGATGTAGACCCGTCAGAAGTTCTCGAAGCTATTAAGTCAGGTCTTTCTGGATCGTCTGAACCACTTAAAAGATTCGGTGTAAATGCACTTGAAACAGCACTTGAAACAAGAGCGCTCAAAGATGGACTTCTTGGAGTTGGTGGGTCATTCAAAGACCTTGCACCTGAAATCCGGGCCCAAGTTAGAGCGCAGGCACTTCTTGCACAAGTAATTGATAACTCGTCCGATGCAATCAATGGGTTTGAGGCAAACAATGATTCGTTTATACGCCGACAGCAAGACATGAAAGCAACAATGAAAGAAATTAATGTTGTTATTGGTAATGTATTCTTGCCTATTATAGACAGTGTTATAAAAAAATTAAAACCAGTAGTAGACAAGTTTTCAGTATGGGCTAAAGAAAATCCCAAGCTCATTAAAACAATCGTAGTTGTTACCGCCGCAGTAGTGTCAATTACAGCAATTCTCGGATTCTTAGGGTTAGCAATATTAGCTCTAACACCTGTTCTGGGCGCGTTTGCGACATTGGTGGGATTGATTACTTTACCAATGCTTCTTATTGTTGGAGCCATAGGATTAGTTATTGCTGCAATAATACTTATGACGAGGCACTGGGAAACAATTCAAGCATTCTTTGTTGGACTATGGGAAAGTATATGGGGGTTTGTAAGTAATCTATGGACAAAAATATCAGACTTTTTCACGGAAGTGTTCGGAGGTATTGGAAACTTTTTTGTGGAAACCTTTGAAAAAATTAAAAATACTTTTGTTACTGTATTTGATTTTATGTTGGGACTATGGGTTTTCTTTTTAGACACATTCTTTCCTCAATGGAATGAATGGCTCATCGGACTAAAGTTAATATTTGAGAACACCTGGAATGGAATTAAAGAATTCTTTTCTTTATGGTGGGATGGTTTTATTGAAAACTTAACTCAAAAACTAACCATAGTGAAAAACATTATATCTGCAATAAGTGAGGTGATTAAATCAGTATTTACTGTTGTCTGGGAAGCGATCAAAGCTATTGTCTTAACCATCGTAGATGCAATTAAAAACAAAGTTGTGGAATCAATGGAAACGATCAAAGGATATATTGAACCAATTATTGATCTAGTTCAAAGACTAATAAATAAATTAAGTGAAGTAGGTGCATCAGTTGGGTCAGGGTTTGGAAAGATTAAAGACAAGATTGGTGGTTTCTTTTCTGACATGGTTGACAAAGGAGGAGATGCTCGCGGAGGTGGTGGAGATGGTGGCGCAGTAGATGACGGAGTAATCACACCAGATGGAAAAATTATCTCAACAAATCCTAAAGACTTTCTTATAGCAACAAAAAAGCCGGGAGACCTAGCAGGAGGTTCAGGAATGACAATCATTATTAATGGTGGAATATTTGGATCAGATGCACCTGAAGAATTAGCAAATCAAATTATTGAAAAACTTAATCTTGTAGCACAAACATGAGTGTAATTTTAACAATCGATGGAGTAGACAAATCGAGCGTTATTTTATGGAAAACTCTTGACCGTGACAATCGGCTAAACAATCAGCCAGATACTCTCACGTTCTCGATAAGAAAAACCGAGAGTCAGACATATGAACCGCCTATATTCAAAGAAGTTATATTAACGATAAACGGCATCCGAGAATTTGGAGGTCGTATTATTCGTATTGATCAACAACTAGTAAACGCAAAAATGATTCAGTACAAAGTCACATGCCAGGATTATATATATGACCTTAACGGACAGCTTGTAACCGAAAGATATACAGATACAAATGTCCAGGCTGTAATTCTTGACATAATAACAAAGTACACAACAGGTTTTACTACTGCGGGTGTTTCAGCACTAGGTCTATCAATCGACTCTGTGGCATTTAATAGAATAACTGTTGCGGAGGCCATGGAAAAACTGGCAAGGCTTACAGCTTATTCTTGGTACGTTGATTATAATAAAGACGTTCACTTCTTTCCAAAAAATGAAGAAGTTGCACCTTTTAATCTTACTGATAACGAGGCAAGTCCAGACTTCAATAAATACATATATAATTCTTTGACGTTGCAAGACGATCTTTCTCAATTACGAAACACAATACTTGTGCAGGGAGGGGAAAAGATAGGAAACACTCGCTCAATTACACGTCTTGGCTCAGAGTTATCAAGCGAGGGAAGTATGAATCTAGAATATAAGTTTTCAGAAAAGCCTGCTGTGACAGTTGATAGTGTCGCTCAAACAGTAGGTATTGACTTCATTGATGATGAGTTATTATTCGATTGTGTGTGGAGTTTTCAACAAAAATATATCAGGTTTACTGCGGGAAATATTCCAACAGCACTGCAGTCAATAGATGCAAGTGGAACTCCTCTCTATCCAATTATTGTAAACGTACCAGAACCTATTTCGGTGGCAGAGTACGGAGTAAAAGAATTTGCTGTGCGTGACAAAACAATTCTTTCAGATGACGAAGCAATAGAGCGCGCACTTGCGGAGATTAGAGCGTATGGTGAAAATCTTATAAGTGGTGCATTTGAAACAGAGGTTCCGGGATTGCGAGCGGGCCAATTAATTTCGATTGTTGATACATTCCAAGGTATAGGCGAACAGGTTGTAATACAACAAGTAAAACTTATTCCAACCGATCCGAATGGCGACAAGTTATTGTTCAAAGTAAAATTTGCTACATTAAAAAAAATGGGCATTCTTGAATTTTTACAAAAGCAACTTCTCGATGAAGAATTGTCAGAAGACGAAGCGGAAACATTGTTATCTTTCTTGATATTATCCGACACCGCAACATTTTCAGATGTGCTTTCAACACCGTCAATTAGTACCGGGCCTTACAAGTGGTCGAACGATGTAGGAACTACACCCGACAAGTTAATTATGAATTTTGGTACTTGGTCATAGACTGTGTTATAATTATAATATCCCAACGGAATAACCGCAGGATGTCAAAAACCTAAAGTTATTCAAATCTATTATGAAAATTGAAAAAGCAAATACAGTAAAAAATAACGCAGTAGACATAACCCGCTCTCCCGTAATACAGCCTAAAATACGTTATACTTTAGATGATATTAGAAAGAAAATAGAATATCTTGATATGTCTATTCAAAAGTTTCAAGCAACAAAAGCAGAATTGCAAACATTATATAATCAATCAGATGCAAAAATTAAAGAATAACATGTCGTTCATAGGAAAACTAACTATTCGTAAATATAAAAACGGAAAACTTATTAGTGTTCAAAAAGAAACAAATAAGGTAGTCAGCTCTAGCGGTTACGGGCGAAATCTTGTAATACGCCAATTAGCAAACGACCAGACCTATGGAATTGCTATCAATAGCGCAAAGATTGGAGATGATGACACACCGCCTACTAACGGCGACACAGACCTAGGAAATGCAATCGTTTCAGGAATACTCGTAGCAAATCAGTCAGTGTCAAACGACAGTGCAACATTTCAGTTTTTTATAAGCGCAGGAACGTTACCTGATGGAACTTATGAAGAGTTCGGAATGTTTATCGGTGGGCGTTTATTTTCAAGGGCAGTATTTTCAAGTCC